TAAAATGTCTTTAGCTTTTTTATAATCAGATATATTTTCTGGTTCAATAAGTTTTAATTTTCCTTTAAAATCAGCTTCTATAGCTTCTTTTAATGTGTTACCTCTAGTATTAGCAGATCCAATACTTTGACCAATGCTTTCTACTGTAGTAGTAGGTATTCTAACACCAACATCTTTTAAAAGTCCACCTTTTGTAACTTTAGCTGTTCCTATTTTATATGTTTTTTCTACCTTTTCAAACATTTTACTAACTTCAGAAGGGAACATTAAATCAGTGTCAAATTCTGGTGGCATTATTTTTTCACCACTTTCTTTTTCCATTTCTTTTATTTCTTTTACATATTTTTTATGTATAGATTTTCTAGCACCCCATTCTTTCCAACCTGTCATATATCTATTTTCTAGTATATTGCTAAAAACTCTTAAATGATTGTAATCTACCAAAGGAGCTTCTGTCGTAGGATCTATTTCTACCCCAGAAATAACGTTTAATTTTTCAAATGATTTTAAATAAATACTAGATAAATCTAATACGTGAGCAGTATTACCATGTAATACCATTTTAGTTAAAATATCTTCAAACCTGTCAAGTTCTTTGATTAACGCCTCTGGTGGCATTTTATATTTTTTTTCTATTTGTTTATCAAGTTTACCTAATTGGTTTTGTATTTCTTTTTTAAAATCCTTTGCCTTACCCAAAGCTTCCCAATTTGTTATCTGCGAAGCAAACCTACCATTATCTAATGCTACTACTTTATTATCAGCTATAACTCCTGGACCATCTACATCTTTAATTTTTTGTGCTCCTGGTAAATTGACCATGTCATATAATTTACTTTCCATTCTAGCAGGAGTAGGTTCTTGAACAGCATCTAACATATCTCTTTCATATTTATATATATCTCGTTTTACTTCCTTGGATATAGCAGCATTACGTGCCATATTATTTATACCTTCAGGTTGAAAACGTAGTAATTCATATTCTAAATCAGCTAGTTTCTTTTTTAAATTATCATATTTTTGCCTATCTGTAAAACTCCATTTGTCCATATCTATAGTATTTCTTCTTCTACCTTTAGACTTATTACCATTGATATATCTCATAACATTTGTAATTTGATTTCTAGTTGTTATAATTTCTTTTTGTAATTTTTGTAAATTTGCACCTATTTCTTTTGGCATAGCATTAAAATTTAAATGTAACGCAGGATTTGCTTCATGCCAATACTCAAACAATCTAACTACTTCCTTATTAATTCTTGCCTTAGCACTATCTGGTATTTCTGTTCCTAGATTTTTATCTGCATAATAATTCATAAGATCTTTTTGTAGTCGTTCTTTACTCATCATTACTAATTCAGGATAACTCATTCTATCAGGCATATTCTTAGAACCAAATGCAAATCTTCTTAACTTAGCATCAGATGCTCCACTATACATAAACTTTTGATATTGTGCAGTATGTATAAGTTCTTTAACAAAACTATCTAATTGTCCACGTGACATACCAGTATACTCTCTTAATACTGTATGTATGCTTTTATCTCCTAAATCTTTATGCGTTTTATCAAAAAAGTCATATGTTTTTTCCATAGCTTTCAATACACGAATAGGATTCATTTTGTTATATAAAAAGTGTGGATTATTTAATATGGCATTTTTTTCTTGCTTAGTTAACAACGCATCATTAAATATAATATTATCATATACAGCTTTATTGTCTATACCAAATGCTTTAGCATACGGATCTTTTTCTAAAATATTATTAACTTCTCTCATAACCCCGTATATATTGTTCTTTTTCATGCCAACTAAAGGATCTACTTTTAAATTTAAATCTTTAATATTTTCAGCTAATAAACTGGATATAGTACGATCATTTCGTTGTCTAGCTAACATTTTTTCTGCTTCTTTTCCATAATCAGCAATATTGCCTTTCATCAGTCCTTTAATAAATTTATTATAAAACTTTACTTCTCTTTTACGAGTATTAATATTGTATGTGTCGTAAAGATATTCTTGTGCTCTTTGTACATACTTAAATGCACTTTCTATACTTGTTACTTCAGATGCGTCAACAAATCTATTACCAATCCCAGCGTTTAATCTTGCAATAGTTTGCCATATTTCTAATTTTTCTGCTTGAGTTAAATCTGTTCTACGTTGTAAATCTAAATCTGCAATTTGTTTTATAGCTGTAAATCCATTATCTATAATACCTAAAGAATTTTTACCATAAGTAGATGCTTCTGCTGCTTTTAATTTATTACCAAGATGAATTATACCGTAAGGTGATTTATCTGGTTTTGATACATCTATACCTAAAGTTTCAGAAATAAAATCATCGTCTTTCAACTCATAATCTTCTTTTCTTTGTTTGTCTTTAGCAAATTCAAACTGCACATGGTCTTGTTTATATCCTTCTTTAATATCTCTAGGCATACCCCAAGATAAATGAGCACTATCAATATCCTTATCAGCACCACCTAACATCATATCGTTTCTACTATTGGTAATAAGAGCAAAACCTTTGTCTGCTTTACCGCCAGCAAATCCTATAAACTTTAAAGCTCTCATATTACCAGCAGTCATAATAGGAGAACGATTAATAATAGCATATTGAGAGTCTAACCATTTTTGTTTTTGTTCTGGTGTCAATTCTCTAACAAATTTTTTACGTTTATTTTGATTTAAAACATCTCTCATTTGTTCCCACCATTTACCTAATGAAATTTCTTTACCAGATATAGGGTGTCTTACTCTCATTTTTTTAGCACCAGGCCACAACATAAATTCGTTATCAGCTAAACCTTTTTCAGCAGAACTGTATTGTTGTTTTTTAAGACTATACTTCCAATCGTATGGTGCTAATACAGAAGAATAACTATACTGCACTTGAGGTCTAACGATTCTAGATATAATGTAATTTCTTAATGTTTTTTCTACAAACTTAGAATTACCACGTTCCATTAATGCTGTTAATTCATAACCTCCGTCTGCTAAATGTTGTCCTACATGTCTTTCGTTTAACTGTTCTTGTATTCCTTTTTCTGGATCAAGAGTCATATTATGTTTGTTTTCATAATATAAATGCTTTATTATACTTTTAAATGCAGGGTGTTTAGTTCTATTCGATACTATATCATTTATCAAATTTATACTAATTTCATCTATATTTAAATTATCCCACGATTCATTTTTCTTTATTGCTTTTTCTGCTGCTTTATTTACAGAGTCTACACCATCAACATTTTCACTAAGTAATTTCTCCCAAGAGTCATAAAACTTTCTACCTACTTCAGTACTTTTGTCAAATTGTACACCGTTAGCATTCAAAAACATTTGTTGCATCATGTTTAATTTACCAGTAACATTTATTTTTTCTCTAATATCTATACTCCAAGTAAAATCTTTTGTTTGTAAATCTGTAGTTTCAGGTTTGTCAGGATAAATACTTTGTTCTTCTGTAGATTTAGTAGGGTCATAATTTTTAGGATTTAATTTGTTAACAGGTCTATTGTAAAAATGTTTAGCAGATGTAGTGTACATAATAAAACTTAATCCATGTTTTTTCATATAAGCCATATCAGCTTTATCTGCTCTTGCGTAAGCATACTTACCTATCACAAGGCTTTCGCCATTTCTAGGAGGTGCATATAAGCTTCCTTTAGCCATTCCTGTACCTTGATCTCCTCCCATATAATCTACGTGCCTATCAAATATTTTATCAGGTAGTATAATAGTACCGTCAGTTTCTGATTCGTTTATTCTCCCAAGATTTAAATCTTCTAGAATAATACCTTTCATAGTATCATCTTTTAATCCAAGTTTTTTACCTTCTAAAAAAGTAATATCTGACGTATCAAGTAATTTTAAATACTTTTGAGACTTAGCTTCATTTCCATATCCACCTACTTCTTTTTCAGCTCTAAAATATCTTGGTATTTTTTTTACAATAGCCTCTAAATTGCTAGTATTTAATTCTTGCTGTCTAGTTATTAAACCAAGTTCACGCATTCTATATATCATAGTAGCAACTGTATTAGCTTTACTTTCTTTATTTAAATCTTTTACATTACTATCTAGATTACTATACCACTCTTTACCTTCTTTTGTACTTAATATTTCTTTGTAAATAGCTTTATGTAAATTTGAAATAACAGTAGAATTCCAGTGGTAAGGACTTGCTTTTTTACCTTTTGCAGGAGGAGGTGCCCAAGGATATGTTCTAACGTCTAATCTACCAGTATCTGCTACACCGCCGTATATAAACTTACCTCTTTTATTTAATTGTTCTTTTTCAAACTCTATCCATTGTTTAGTTTTTACATAAGGAGCTACTTTTAGTTCTCCTGATTTTTTATCTACATATACTTGCCTAGATAAAGGAGAAACCCAAATAGGCTTACCTGTTCCAGAGTCATATACCTGCATATAACTAATTGTTTCCAATTTCATATTTCTAAAATCTGCAAAATTATCTCTAATACCAGTAGTTAATTTGCTTATATTGTTTCCTTGCGGGTCTTCTTTAGGAGTTGGCTGAGGTTTGCCTACAGATCTAGTCTTAGGTTTTCCTGCTGTAAAATCAATCATGTAATCATTTTGTACTTCTCTTAAAAAGTCAAATCTTAATGCTATTCTTCTAGTTTCATTTAAAGCATTGCTATCCCATTGAGTGTTTTTATATTTCTTTTTTATTTGTTCTACAAACTTGTCAACATCTACAACACGTCTTTCTGTTCTAGGATCTATTGTATAAGACTTTTTATCATTTTTTAATTTATTGTATATAGATACTGTATCTCCTATAAATTGCTGTTCATTTACTTTTTCTCCGTATGCAGCTTGTACACGTTTATATACTTCTGTTAAACTGTGAGCAGGAAAGTCTACAGTATTACCAGCTTTTTGTTGAGTTATCCAGTTATTAGCCTGTGTCAACCATGTCATATCTACTAACTCATTAGGCTTATATGGTTCTACATCTATATTTATATTATAGTTAGGGTCTCTTAAATTATCTCTAAATTGCACTAATTCTGACAATAGGTCTAATGCACCCTCCTTAGAAGATTTCCCTTCTAATACAGCGTTTATTTCCTCTTGTCTTATTTTTCCTGTTTTTTCTAACTCTTGTACTGCTCTCAAAATTCTTTGTTGTACTAAGTCACTTATATGTTCTCTGCTTGTTAGTTGTTGTTGACGTATAGCATCAAAATGATTTTCCCAATATCTTTGATAATCTTTGCTTTCTCTTACAAACCAATCTTGTCTTCTTAGTAAAGACAACTGTTCTTCTTTAGAATTTAATCTATTAAATAAATTTGCATTTATATTTATATCTTTAGTTGCTTTTGCTTCCCAAGTAGGTCTTGCGTTAACACTAAAGAACACACCCATTAACGTTTCGTATATCTGTTCTTCTACAGGTAAATCATTTATTTTTGCTGTTATACCACCATATCCAGCACCAGCAGTACCTCTTACTATGGTATTAACAAACTGTTCTGCTTCTTGAGTGTTTTTAGTAGATAATGTTTTAGCTGTATTTCTTATAATTTTTTCTCCAGCTTTTACCATAGCAGGATTAGTAGATGTCATTAATTTAGATATGTTTGCATACTGTCCAATACTACCAAATATTGCACCTGCTAATGATCCATGCATACCAGCAAAGGCCATAGCTTTTACACCTTCAGCAGATAGACCACCTTCATTTCTTGCTGCTAACGGATGATTAGAGAATGCCATTAACAAGCCTACGTGTCCCGCTTCATGAAGTATTCTACCTACAGCTTCATTACTAAATTGCCCACGCAATATTCCTTTTGTTACAAAATCTAAAGCACCAGCTTTATTCTCTCCCATAAAACGCAATGCTTGATTTTGAACTACATCTGCTATTTTACCTGGCACAGATTTTAATTCATATATATTTTTATTGTTTCTAGGGTCTATAGATACTGGCTGCATACTTCTTAAATTAAAATCTACTTTACCATCTTTTGTAGTAAATCTCAATTTATCAGCTATTTTACCTAAAAACTTCTGTGCTCTTACATTGCTTTTTGAATATACTTCAGATTTTTGTTCTAGTTTTTTACCAAATTTAACAAGACTTTTATTTTTTTCTGCAGCTCCACGTCTTATTAATGCATTACCTACAGTTCTTGCAGCACCAGTAAGCATACGTCCACCTCCCAATACAACACCAGGAGCCAATCCTATTAAGTGACCTACATTATTTACTATCTTTTCCATTGGAGTATCTGGCTTATCTGCAAATCCAAAGGTTGTAAAACCTTCTAACAATCCAGACATAGCCTGCTTTATTACTCCGTCAGTACTAGTTGTAGATATAGGAATATTAGCTTCGTTTAGTTTAGTTTCTACAAAATTTAAACTAGCTTCATCTAATATTTCTCCTTGCAAATCATAATAGTTTTTGAGCTGTTTTAGATACAAACTTTGTGTAATTTGCCCTTTTTCTAAACTATTGTTTAGACTTTTAATGTAGGTATTTAACATTAATTATTTTCCTAACATATCTAACATGTTAGCAAAGCCATCCATTTCAGTATTGTAGTATGTAGTTTGATCATCAAAGTTTTGGAATGCAGAGTTTTCAGATAGTTTTTCTGCAGTAGATAAACCTTCCATAATTAAATCTTTATACTGTTGAACTAAAGCAGATTCAGGATTTGCTTTGTATTCTTTTAACATAGCTGGTAGTTGAGCTTTCAACATATTAGATTGTAATTGAAATTCACTTTGCGATTGTTTAGTTCTTTTTTCATCGCTTTCCATAAACCTTGAATATGTACCTCTACCAGGAATTAATCCTGCTAACGACCCAAAAAATCCTTCACCACGATTCTCTTCTGGATTAGAAATAGTACTACCATAATCAAAGCTAATAGATGCTACACCTGCTTGTGCTGCATATTTAGCTGCTTCTAATTCTTGTTCGGTTGCATGATGCAGTTGTTGCATTGCTTGTTCACCTTTCATTTGACCGAGCTTCATAGAGGTTACAGCATTTAGAGCCGCTATTTCATAGTCAGCTAAATTTTCCATATTCAATAATTGTTTATCAAATCCAGCTTTTTGTCCCATAAGATAACCTTCTGTATCTTTTTGTACTTCTCCTCTTTTGTCTAACAAGCCTTTTTCAGCTTCTGTATCAATCCTTACCTTTTCTTCATAGGTAGGCTCTTTAACTTGTTGCATTAAATCTGTTAAACTATTGCTAGCTCTACCCAATGAATCTAAAAATGCTTCTGTGTATGATGCCATTAGTACATTCCTCCTAAATTAGTATTTTGTCCTGTCATAAAAGATGCTCCCATACTAGGTATAGTATATCCTCTTTGTGCTGATTGTGCTTCTAAGTTTAACAATCCAACTTGTACATCTCTTAATTCTCTTGTTTGTGCTTCACGTAATTGTGTAAAGTCTCTTTGCATATTATTAAATTGATCTCTTTGTTGCAATAACATAGATTCGTCTAATAAAGATTTTTGTCTTTCTGCAGAACCACTATAAGCTAAGTTGGTACTACCAATCATTGCTTCTGCTCCTTCTCTTTCTACTCCATAAGCCTGCAATCCAGACATTTGTTGAACACCAAACTGTTCTCTCATAAATCCTGCTTCTTGCCTATAACGTTCTCTTATATCAGGAACTGCTTGCAGTAAAGACTTTTGTGTTCTCATAGCTATTGTTCTTTCTCTTCTTCTCCTAGATCTTTCTTCACGTCTTCTTTTTCGTGCACCCAATCCTCCTAAGATTGAGCCACCAACCGCCATTGCTATTTGCCAACTCATTATTTATTCTCCTCTTTAGCGTGTTTGTTTAAATTTGGAAAATCTATTTCTGGACTTAAAGAACGCAACCAAAAAACTCCATTAAATTCTTTAGATATAGCTTTAGAAGCCTCACGCTTTGCTTCTGTTAATGGATCTACAGAAGGTTTTTCAGGAGCTCCATATAATGCACCAGGTTGTCCTGTTCCTTCTAGTACAGGGTCCTGTTCTACTCCAGCTGCTTTCATTGCTTTTTCAGCTTCTGCAGCTTTCATTTCTTCTATGAACTGATCACTTGGTTTATCTGGTGCTCCATACAATTCTCCCATATGAGGAGTTCCAGCCAATACTGGATCTTGACCTGGTAATGCTTTCTTTTTATCTTGAGCCATCATTAATCTCCTTTAATAATTCAATCGTTTTTATAAAATCTTTTACCCTTACAGGTGTTTGTTGTATCCAATTAGACGGTTCTTCGTCTGGTGGATTCTTATATAATACTTCTTGTATTGCTTCATCATACTCTCTATGTGCTAAATGTTTCCATGTTTTAGGAAACTTTCTACTCCAACTAGCACCTAACTGATAATTAACAGATACTAAACCTATTATTACATCATCATTATCTGTACAAAATATCTTAGCATCTCTTTTACCAGCTTTCAATGCTGTCTCTACATCTTTTTTAAACCATTCATCAATAACCTCATTTGGTACTAAACATTTAACAGGATACTTTTCTTTCTCTTCTTCAGTTAAAAGATGTCCAATACCACAAGTAGCTTTGCCTAACGTATCTAGATAAACACTTTGTTTAAATCCTTCACGATCTTTTAAATGTTCAAATAGTTTATCCATAAAAGGATCTTTCTTTTTAAAGAAACCAAACATTATCCAGCACCTCCGCCTTGATTTTTACGGCTATTTCTCCAGCTAAAAAATCCTTGAACAAGCCTTCCTCCAAATCCTGGACCATATGCAAATCTTTCATTAGATTTAATTGTATTATCTCCTGCTGCTCCTGCTGCAGCACCTAAATTCTGTACATCTGTATAGCTACCTATATTAACATTTGTTCCGTTTTCTTTGTCACTAACTATTGCTTTTTCTCCTGTTCCTGTATTTTCTACAACAGAAGAGCTGTTAGTTCCTTCTAAATACATAGACACTAAAGTACTTTTACTTAAAGAGCTACCACCTTCTTGCATTTGTGATGCATAACTTCTAGCATTACCTAATTGTTTTAAGGCTTCAGGTTTTCCAGTGTTTCTCCAACTTTGCCTAGCTTCTCTTTTACTCATACCACCTTCAACTTGCTTATCTATATATCCTCTTCTAGTATCTTTTCTATACTTAAACCCTTGTGCTGCAGATTTTATATTTGCACCCATATCATACATATTTAAACCTATTTGTGCACCTCTATTCATAGCAGTAAAAGTGTCTAAAGCTTTTATTGTTTTGCTATCTTCAATTTTTTTCTGCATCTTTCTTTCTTCTTCTGACACAGACGCATCGTGTTGTGCCATAGCTACATCGATTAAACTTGCCATTATGCTTTCTCCAATTCAGTTTTAAACCATTCTTGTTCTAATTTGTAATATATATACACAGTATCTCCTTCTCTAACCAGTCTTCTATCTCCTAAAGACCCATCTCTGTTTGCAGGCTTAGATGTAACTTGTACTTGTGTATTTGCTTTTTGCTCTAAATCATTTGTTTTAGTTTTAGTACTAACAAGAGAACCAGTTCCTCCAGCACCAACGTTTGATTTAGATGAATAAGATTCACTATACAAATTTTCTGTATATTTCTTTTTATTTCCCTGTAATGCTTTTGCCATTATTTAATTGTCTTTATTCTGTGAACTATTTGCATATCATTTATTTCAAAGTCTTCTTGATCTGTATTACCAGATAATTCTATTCCAAATGTTTTTACTTTTTTAAAAGCAGAAGTTATACCTCTAACTTTAAATTTAGCAACTCTGTTGGTAGTGTCATTATTTCCTGCTAATGTTCCTAAGGTAACACTATTAAATGCAGAACCATCGTTGCTTGCTGCTACATCTGTAAATCCTTTTACAGTTATATCTTCACCATTTTTATAGTTAATATATACTGTAGTAATAGTTTTGTCTCTACTAGGGTCTTCAAAATCAAATGCTGCCGTTTTTAACAATACAGAAGTATTTGCTCCTCCCTTTAAAGCTGGTTCTGGATTCCAATATTTTAACTCAATATTACTACCATTTTGTTCATACCACACTAATTTTCCATCGTTAACGTTTACAAAGTTAGATACATCCACAGCATTAGCTTTTAACGCACTATATGCCCATCCTAACGTCTTTAAATCAATTTCTAGTATACCACCACTAGGATTACCTCCAGCCTCGCCTATCGCTGGATTTGCTATAATTAGTGTTTGTTTGTCTGGCACATAACCTATTACAGCATCATCGCTATAATATTGAGTATTCCAATCTTTGAATCTTTTTTGTCCAGTAGGCCCTATTAATAAATCTCTTAATTGTTCTCCGTCATATAAAAATACACCATACTTATTAAACCAAGCTACAAATCCTTCTGCTTGCACTACATGGTAATCTTTTTCACATCCTTTATATTTTAATGTAGCCTCTAATAACTCTTGGTCTCTACTACAATTAATTATAAATAAACTATTTCTTTTAAATTCTAATAATTTACTACCTACTGATGCTAATTTGATAATATCATCACCGTCATTTATTTCTACATCTAATCTTTTTTCCCTGTCAAAAGTATCAAACTGATTTACTTCTGACTTCAATACTGTATCATTAGCAGTTTGCAATTTATTATTTTCATCATAATATCTAATATTGCCTATATATGCTCTTCTATTTAATATAACAGAAGTTTTAAACCAAGTACCAGCTCTTCCAAGCGGATTGTATCCTCTTTCTATATAAGGTTCTAAAATAGATAGTTCTTGTATGTTTGTTGATCCTTTTATAGACTGCATGTTTGTAGCACTAAATGAAGCTCCTGTTGCAAACATTTTTTCATTATTTATTAATGTTATTGCACCAGAGTTGTTATGTGTTGTCTGTCCTAATTTTACATATACATCAGTACCTGGTTGTCTAATACCTTTTTCAAAATCTATTTCCATAAATAAATATTTAATACCTACGACATCATCATCGTCTAATGCCCAATAAACTTTGAATCCTGTCTGTCTTTTCTTGTTTGGTATTCTTCCAATAATAGACCAGTAAAGTTTTCTTTTTCTGTCTGCTGTTAAAGTAGGGGGTTGTTTTATATATCCTACATGTGTAGCATTAGACTCTTGATCATCATAAATATTTGTAACCCATATACTATATTTTTTATTTAAACTATTTGCAAAAACATTAATATCTGCACCAGTTTGATCTGCAGTGTTTTGATCGGCTGGATCAAACCACATATACAAACCTAAAGGACCGTATCCACTTGACCACCCTGTATAAGAAGCGTTCAATGCTGTGGCCACTGTATCTAATTTATTAGTACCAGTTGGTGTTATTTCGTTTGCTGCAACAGACCAAGAAGCAGCATTTCTATTAAACAATAACTCTGTTTGATTATTAGGTGCTCCTAAAAAATCTGTATTACCTACCTGGTAATTTTGTAATTGATTTACTTGATATCCATAACCATCTGGAGCAGAATGAGCCCCGCTTTTTAATGGAGATGGATATGCATTGTCTACATTAAAACCATTAACACTTCTTATTAAATGAACATCAACATCATCATTTCCATAATGAAAGACACGATTGATATAACCATACCATTTATTCTGATTGTTTGTATTGTCTTGATTATTTGCAGATACACGAACCTGTCCATCTACGGCATAATAATCTACAGTAGTTGCTGTTGTTCCGTAATCTATTTCAGAAGTTCCTATAAAGGCACCATCTGTTTTGTCAAATACTTTTACTTTACTACCAGGTATATCATTGATTAATAATAATTCTGTATTGGATAAAGCTCCATTATCAGGATCTCTATCAGTATTAAAGTGAAACAATCCATTACCATGGTTCAAGGTGCTAGCAAATCTTTCTTCGTTGCTTGAACTAGTGTGAGCTAGATTATCAACAGCACCAGATATCTTTA